CGGGACATTTCCATCTCGCTGTCGGCCCGGCCCTTCATTTCCGCCACATCGGCTATCGGGTCCATTATCTTCAGCCGCGCCAGTTCTGCAGGCAACATACCTGCCGCCAGTGCAAGAGATTCTCCACGCAAACCCAAGCGAGCGGCATCGTATATGCGCTCCAGCATTTCGGGCGTGGCTTTTAGCTCGCGGGCGCGGATGGGAAGATCGCGGAACATCCGCGAAGTGTAGTGCAAAAAAAATTTCGTGCGGGGGCTCCACACACTTTGACGCCTTGCGCGGGCCCTGGCCGGGGGGTCTCTGCCGCACCCCACCCCCCCCCGCCTGGTCGTCAGCATACTGACGATGCGCATGCACACGGCCTGGCCTGCGCCATGGTGCAGCGCAGCGCAGGGCCGGCAGGGCGAGCGCAGCGCTGGGAACCGGCATCGGTGGCAATGGTGGCGGTCCTTCGCGCCGACTGCCACGCATGCCACGCTCGATGGCGTGTCAACGCGGGTTGACGTCAGGGCAGCATGACAAAAAGGGCCGTGGATAGTTTTGTGGGTAGCCTGTTCCTAGTCGCAAATCGCTATAAGTTGTTGATTTGTATAGGTTTCGGTGTCTGTGGCGATTGTGGCAGTGGAATCGCAGGTCATATATATACTACTACTATATATGTAAGTACTTACTAACATTGAACTTGTCTTAATGGTTTAGGTTTTCATTGCCATTCTTGCCACGCAGAGAGAAGCCGCACCACCCACATCGACGCCACCAGACTACGCACACGATCGCCACCGACGCTGCTGCTGCGGGTTTTCCCGGATTAGGGAAAGCCCCTACCGTTCCTGACGGCCGCTGTAAGTTTCGCGTAAGGAAAGTCGCCAATGATGCGTGTGTCGCGCCGATGGGCGGTGCGCAAGGAGTAGAGAGATGGAAGCACGGATCGAGATCGTGAACGTAGGCGCCGACACGGCGCGCGCCTGCTGGGTTGAGTTCGCCGACCTGGACGCCGCTTACGCGTTCACCGCGGGCTATCCCGGCGCGTACTGGACCGACCTGCAGGTCGCGGACGACGGCGTGATCGAGATCGTGATCGCGATCGAATAACCACGGGCCTACGGGCCCGATAAATAGGAGCGAGAAAATGGAATTTGTAATGATGATTGCCTGCGTAGGCGTGCTGATAAGCGTCGTCGCGCTTGCGATGTTTTTGGATTGACCCCGAGTTATAGCCCCGCGAGTCGGGGTTATGGCGCGCGGTTTGCGCGGATAACGACAGGAGTGATGACGATGACGACCCCGAGCGGATTTGTGTTTTACGACGGCCCGAGCGTGATTGACGGCGCGCCGATTATCGGCATAGCTGTGCTGCACTCGGAGAATTCGAAAACCGGCGATATGGTGCAGACCTATATTCTGCGCGCCGATATGTCCCCGCTGGACGCGATAGCGTCGGGGGCGGATTGGAGTATTTGCGGTGATTGTGGCCACCGTGGAAACCCGGAGCTCGAGATAAAGCGCAGCTGCTACGTAAACGTAGGTCAGTCCGTGCAATCCGTATTTGCCGCGTGGGTTCGAGGCTCATACCCTGCAGTGTCCCCGACGGCCGGCGCGCGCATGCTGGCAGGTCGCACGGTCCGTATCGGTTCGTATGGTGATCCTGCGGCTATTCCGGCGCGCGCGTGGTTTACGCTGGTTCGCCACGCTGACGGCCACACGGGGTACACCCACCAATGGCGCCGTGCCGCTGCGCTGCGGCCGCTGGTAATGGCATCGGTCGATACCGTGCCCGAGCGCGACGTAGCGCGCGCAATGGGTTGGCGCACGTTTCGGGTCCGCAGCGCTGATCAGCCGCTTGGCGCGCGCGAGATTGTTTGCCCTGCGTCGCCCGAAGGTGGCGACCGGCGGCAGTGTGTGACCTGCCGCGCGTGTGACGGCGCCGATCGGCCTGGTAAAGCCAGCGTCGCGATTGTTGTTCACGGGACAATGGCTAAGTATTTTGCCGCGGCGTGAACGTAGGGGTTAGCCCGGCGCGCCGGGCTACACCGTGCGTTTTGCACGATAGGAGATATCGAAAATGACCCCCCCGAACGATACCCCGATCCTGCGCCGCGTAGACGCGTCCGATGGCCTATCGGTGACGCTGACGCGCACGCTACTGGGAACCTGGCGCGTAGTGTTTTGCGACACCGATGCCGAGCGCGTAATCGAATCGCGCGTGTTCTCGCATTTCGAATCTGCCGAGTTTTACGCGTCGAAACTGATTCCCGCCCCGATTCGGGGCACACTGGAGAACGACGAATGACGACGACGACCGAAATGAGCCCCGCCCTGCGGGAAAAGCTGATCGCCAAGGGATGGAACCCGGATAACGTGTGCTGGGGCCGCCGCGTCAGCGGCTCGCCTCACGGGATGACGCTGGAGCGCGACGGCGTGGAGCGATATCACTCCGGCCCCTTCGTCCCCATCCACGCCGACGGGCAGTCGGCCATTGTGCGCTGGAGCTGACCGTGGAAAACGTACCCCTGACCCTCGCCTGCGTGGCGTTCGCCATCGCGTTCGGCCTTGCCCTGGGCGCCCTGGTGGCGCTCGGGTTTTGATACTGACGGCAGGAGAGAGAAGATGCAATACGCCACGAAAGCCACATGCACCCGCTGGGGTGCGCAGAAAGGCGCGCGCCGCGTGTCTGGCCTCACTGCCGGCGAACGAGCCGCAGTGCGTGCCGGCGTTGAGATCCGGCTCGCCGGCTGCCCGCCGGTGCGCGGCGTCACTGACCGTCGCATAGTCGAGTCCGGCGGCCGGTTTTATACCCGGATGCCGGTGTGACGCATCCGCCGAGCCCCCCACCGGGGGTTCTGGGATGCGCCACGGTGGCGCAGATAAAGAGGAAGACGATGACGACGACCCCCGAGAAGATCCACGTTGGCCGTATGGTGCGGTTTTCTGCCGGCTACGGCGGCATTGACGGCACCGGCGCCATTGTGGCCGTGCGCGGCACGGTCAACATGCAGCCGGCGCAGCGCATCGGCATCTTGCGCGTGATCCGCGCCGACGACTGCGAAATTGATGTAATTCTGTTCGATGGCCGTATGCTGCGCGGCATCGAGCAATGCGGCATCGACGCGCCCGGTATCGGCATCAAGCTGCTGGACGACGTGCTTGATGACGTCTCGCACCTGCCGGCACTGGTGGCCGAGCGTGAAGCTGCCGAAGCCATCGCTGCCGCGAAAGCCCGCGCAGAGTTCGAAGCTGCCGAAGCTGCGCGCGTGATCACGGATGCGCCGCTGTTCTACTGGAACGGGATCAAGGATCACCGGGGCGCGAAGTTGCAAAAAGTGTTTTACAGCCTAGGCGGCCTGCGCAATCATCCCGACGCCACGATTACGATTTACGGGCGCGGGTATGAGGGCTTCAGCACGAAGGTGCGCGAGTGCTTCGCAGTGCAAAACGACACCGATACGCAGGTCGATTATTTCGACAAAGACCGTATCCGCGTCATTCCCTCGCATCCGCTGTATGCCGCCGTCAAGGCCGCGCACGATGCCGGCGCAGCACGCAACGCCAAGCGCTACGGGCGCGCTGCGGCATGACCCCCACCCCCAGCACCCCCGCCGAGCCCCTACGCGGGCCCCTGTGGCCTTTCCCGCCTGCACTGCTGGACTACCCCAGCATGCCCCCCTGCGCGCGCCCTGTGGGCCGCGTAATCCCGCCGGCCAATGCCGAGCCGGCGCCGTTTTGAGGAGCAACGAAAATGCACACACTGCAGTACCCGACCCCCACCGTTAGCCGCGAGTGGGCCGCTAGCCGCGAGACTCACCCGGCCGTAGCCATGGCGATTCACGCCGTCAGCGGCCCGGGGCGCACGCCGGAGCAGATTTGGGAGGACCCGACGCAAGCGGAATTTGATCACGTCCGCATGGCCGTCGAGAATTACGTCTCTGCCGGCGTCTTTGATGGCGAGACAGATCATTGCTACCCCTGGGGTTGCGCCGTAATTGTTTTCTGACGGGTGCGCCGTGATCCTGGCGCTCCTCGCCATCCTGCTGGCGCTGCTGCTGGCGGTCCTGTTGGACCTATAATCGCGCGGTCCCACTCGGGACCGTTGTCTCCTCCTGCGGGCTTGCGCCCGTTGCCCCGGCGCCTGGCGCCCATCGCCGGCCGGGGCGTTTTTTGGAGCATCGAAAATGTTAGTCTTGATGCACTGCGACGCGCCGCCCAATCTCCGCGCTGCCGGCATTGCTGCCGCTGAACGGTTTTTCGCAGAATCCGGCGTCGACCCAATCGCCGCCTGGCGCGCCGCCGAGGCATGCAGTTTCGGCGCCCTTTTTGACCGCGACGCACTGCGCGCGTGGTATCTGGCCGAGGACGCCGCTGTTTTGGCCATGTACGGGCGCTGGCGCCACGCTCCCGCCAGCGTTGCGCTGGAGTGGCGCGCGGAGCCGGCAGGGGCGATCAGACCACGCGCCGCATCGGCGTCGGCATAGACCCGAGGTGCGTCTCGGTCGCGTCGCGCGCGTCCGATTTCGTCCCGCGCCAGTCCGGCGACGCCCAGCAATGGCGCGCGGTCTGGTTGGCGCGCGATTTGCACATGCCCAGGTCTTGCCAACGCGCTTCGGCCAGCGCATGCTGCAGGGCCTGTAGGTTCAGCCTGATATGCGGGGGCGCCTGATTCTGCAGGCGGTCCACCAGTGGCTGCCACGGGCCGCTGATCAGGCCGAGTCGGAATTCGTCGATGCGCTTCTCGATGCGGTCCACCAGCCACGATTCCGCGCCGCTGCGGCTGGTAGCAACCATGATCTGTTTAGCCTCGGTCCACGGCGGCGTAGCCCCAGGCGCGAAACGCGACACATCCCGCTGCCGCAGATACAGCGCCCCGGCCTGCAGTCCGCCCGCGGCGAACCACCCCCACAGGCGCGTCGATTCTTCCTCGGTCATTCTGGGCGCATCTGTCCATAAAACATACCATCGTCGGTCATCTGACGGTATCGCAATCGCGTCGCGGTAGTTGCTGAACGCCAGCACCAGCGCCTGATTTCGCACCTGTATCGGGTGGGCGAATTTCCGCTGCACCGATAGCAGTTCCGGCGGCGCTGCGAGAATCGGTTTCAGGCGGTTTTCCAGCGCCCTGCGGTCCACAGCCTCGCTCTGCCGCAGTTCATTAAAAATAATCAACTCGTTCTCAAGATAGTATCCCCATTGATCCTGTAATTCTGCGGTTTCGACCGACGCGCAATTGGTTTTGTTTTCGCCGCCGATGGCGTAAAGCAGGGGCGCGATCATGCTGTCTTTCCCCGCGCCAGGCACGCCGCCGATCAGGATGGCGTGGTTAATTTTGATCCCGGGGCGCTGCACTTTGAAAGCGAAGGCGTCCAGCATGTGGTTTCGCTCGGCTTCGTCCGGAATCAGTCTCTCGATGTGATCTAGCCACGGCTGCGGGTCGATGCTGCTGGTGATCTGCGGCCTGCCGTCGCGCCACTTGTTGCCGAAAGCCTGCCCCTGATGCTCGCAGAGGGTTGACGCCCCGGGCGCGTAGGTCGCGCCGGCCAAGACGCGGGCGCCCATTGCAGCGCGGTTTTCGTCGAAGCTGACGGAGGCTTCGATCTTGCGTGCCGCGCCGCTGGTGCTGGCGTGGATGCTGTGGCACCGGACGCGCCTGTACAGCGCATTGAACGCGGAACGGCTTACCTCGGTGCGCTCCACCAAATCGAAAAATCCGTCATCCGGGACCATATAAGCCCAGCGCGCGTACCATTCTGCCGGTTCCAGCGTGCTGACGTCCCGCGCCGCCACCGCCTGCTCTGCCGGCGTTTCCGCTGCCGGCTCGGGCGCCGGCGGCCCCCAGAGCGCCGCCCGTGGCGCGATCCAGGCCCGAGCATCGGACCACCGCGTCCACCCACTATCGGCGCAATCCCAGCCGTCGGGCTGGCCGCTAGGGTCGATGACCTTGACCTCGGCCGCGATCGGCTGCAGGATCGCCGCCAGGCGCTGCATGGCCTCGATGCCGGCCTGATCCGCGTCAGGCCACAGCAGGATTTTCCGGTCCCGCAGGGTCTGCCAGTTCGCGCGGTTCAGTGCCTGCGCGCCACCGGGCCAGGTGCATGCGACGTATGGGCTGCCGGTCAGACCTGCCGCTGCGTCGGCGGCTTTCTCGCCCTCCACGACCAGCACCGGATCCTCGGGGCGGGCCTCGAGTTCCTGCAGCCGGTACAGCGGGCGCGGCACCGGCCACTGGCCCATGCCCCAGCCGTCAGACGAGAACGTCCACGGGACGATTTGCTTGCGCTGCCCCTCGGGATCGTAGCGGGCCACGCAGCCCAAGACGTTTCCGTTGCCGTCGAAGTACGTCCATCGCTGCGACGGGTCGCCGTATATGGGATGCCGGCAGTCGCAGTCCGCCGCCTCGCTGGGGACCGGTGTTATCACCGTGCGCTGCGGCTTCGGCGGCCGCGCCGGCCTCGCTGGCGCTGCTGGCGCGCCGTTCAGTTGGCGGTACGCCTCGCCCAGATCGATCTCATGGATGGCGGCGTACAGGTCGATCAGGTCGCCGCCCTTGTCGCCAGCGGCAAAGTCGGCCCACCGGCCGCTGAGCAGGTTGACGGAGCAGGAGTCACCCTCACCGCCGGTCAGGTCGCCGCAGACCCACTCATGGCCCCTGCGTTTGCCGCCAGGAAGCCACTGGGGGACCAGCGTGTCGGCGCTGATGAGCAGGCGCTGCGCGAGCGCTGAGAAGTCGAGTTTCGTTGTCATTTTTCCTCCAAAACCGCCGGATCAATCACCTCAGCGCCCGGGATCCTGCCGGCCTGTGCCTCCCGCGTCCGAACCCTGATCCGCTCCTCGGCGCGGAACCGCTCGCTGTGCGTGACGGCGGCCAAGATGTCGATCATCGCCGCTTCCAGGCACCGCAGCGCCGCCAGTTCCCCGGCCCGCACCGCCCGCGTCCCCGTAGCCTGCTGCCTGCGGATGATCTCGGCGCACGCTGCCTGCGCGTCTGCGATCACGCCGTCAGGGTCGGACGCCAGGCCCATGCGGACCAGTTCCTCGGCCAGGTTGACGGCATCGAAGATCACGCCCCACTGCTGGCGCTGGGCCTTGCCCCGGGCCACTGCGTCGAGTGCGTCGTACATCTGAAGCGCCCAGACGGTGCGGTCGTCGCGGGTGAGCAGGGCGGCACCTGTGATGGCGACGAGGTGGGCTGTCGGGTTGATGCCGCGGGGGCGGTAGGTGCTGCGCTTGCGAGTCATGCGTCACCCTTTGGCTCTTGAATGCTTTTCCACCAGCGGCGCATTTCAGTCGGGTCGTACCATGTCCTATTTACAACGCAGTTCCCTGTTGATCTTATTTCCGGTTTCGGACCGTCTCTTGTCCCCAAAAAAACAGCCAAAGCCTGTTCGCTTACACCAAATTCCTCTGCCATTTCCTTAAACGTGCGCAGGGGTTTTCTATAGATTCGATCTGCTTTTTTTGGAAGTTGAAGCAGTTTTCTCATGCATCCCCCAGCAGCCTGACGGCATCGTCCACACTGCGGCAAACCCCGGCCACGCCCCCGGCCTGCCGGATCGTCTGCAGGAACTCCTCCTGTCCAGGCCGCATGCGCCCGGTGCGCGACTTGACCTCGATGGCCAGCGTCCGCCCGTCGCGCAGCACGCCCATGATGTCCGACATGCCGCGCGCCGTGTTCGCGCGGATATACCGCGTCGAGCCGTCCCGGTTGCGCTCTTGGAACGTCCCGCTGTTCTGCCGCCAGCACTGCGCCACCTTCGGATGACGCTTCAACAGCGACATGACCGCTTTCAGAATATCCGCCTCGCTCGGCTCGCGCTGCTCTGCCGGCGAAGGGTTGCGCTTGGCCCGCGTTTTCGGGGCCGCCGGTATCGCCAGTTCGCGCCGCGGCTTGCCCCAGATGGCGGCGAGGGTGTCTTCGCTGCGCTGATGGTCTTGCATGACCTCGCGCAGGGTTTTGCGGCCTCTCATCGCTTCGCCCCTTGCGCGCACCGCGCCGCATACGCCCAGACTGACGGCGCCTGCTCATACGCCTGCCGCGCGGTCGCGCCTACCTCCGCTTGGCGCGTCGCCCGATACCAGACATTGTTTTTGTTGATCGCATCCGCGACCACTAGGCCGGCCCGCTTCAGATGCAACAGGTATCTGTTGGCGGCGTTCTTCTGCACGCCCAAGTGGGCGGCCAGGGTTGCCGTCGTCACCGGCTGGTGGTTCATGACGATGTGTAGTGCGTCTCGTTGTCGGGGGGTCACGCTGTCCTCCTGTCGGGGCCGCAAGTGTCAGCCCGCCGACTGCCGGCAGTCAACCGGCGCAGAATGACCCCGCAATTCTGTCAACAATAGTCACGGGGCGGCACAAAGTGGCATGATGCGTCGGCGCCGATGCGAGCGCGACACAGGAGTCCAGACAATGTACACGACAACCTACGGCCCGGGCGATGAAGCTACGTGGCCTACGTATCCTCCCGGGTATGCCGGCGATCACCCGAACGAAGCCGAGGCCCGCGACCATTTGCTGGCTTGCCCAGCAGACTGGCAACTGTGGCTCAGCGTCGTCAGCCAAGCCCGCGAGGGCGCGGCGTTTGACGTCGTGAACGTCCGCGAGGAGGACATGGCCTCGGCTCACGCTGACGTCCTGCTGGCATGCCTGTTTGCCGGCACCCGTGCGCAGGCCGATGCGGCTCGTTTCGAGCTGCAATCGCGCTTCTTGGCGCACAACGAGCACCGGGTGCAGCAGATCGCAGACGCGATGTTCGCCTGCAGCGAGCCTGAGTTCTATGACGATTTCTGAGGAGCGGACATGTTCACCAACATGAGTTTTCACGGCATCGTCGGCGTAGTTGCCACGAAGCGCACCAGTGCCAACGGCCACACCTGGCGGCACATCATCCTGACCGATTCCGAGGGGAACGAGGTCAAGATTTCGCTGTTCCCTGCGGCAGAGGGCAAGCCCGAGCAGATCAGCATCTTTGACGAGGAGATGGAATGATCCTCGAAACCGCAACCCAGCGCGATGCCGACAGGCGGCGCACAAAGAATTTGGAACAGCAACCGATTGCTTGGCTAGTTCATGGCGGATGCCTTTACAAGACAGAAAAAGGTGCGCGCGAAAAGGCAAAAAGATGTTATGGCGCTGCGGTCTATCCGCTTTATGTGGACTTTCCGCCGCGTGAGTGGCAGGGATTGACGGAAAAAGAGATCCAGTCAATCCACGACACCTATCACAAACGCATGGGCCCGCAAGAATTTGCCCGCTCCATCGAACAAGCACTGAAGGAGAAGAACGCATGATCCTCGAAACCGCAGACCAGCGCACTGCCGACTGGTACGCCGCCCGCATCGGCAAAGCCACGGCGTCCCGGTTCAAGGACGCCATTGCTACCAAGAAGCAGACTGAAAAGCAGAAGAAAGACAACGTGCCCGGCGACCCCATGCAAGCGCAACTTGACTACCTAACGGAACTCGTCGTCGAGCGCCTGACGCAGCAGCCGGTGCAGCGCTACGCCACCGCCGCGATGCAATGGGGCACCGAACAGGAGCCCGCAGCGCGCGCAGCCTACGAGCGCGTCACCGGCACCAGCGTTGAGGAGACGGGCTTCATCGCCCACGACACCCTGCTGGCGGGCTGCTCGCCTGACGGCTTGGTGGACTGGGATGGGCTGATCGAGATCAAGTGCCCATACAAAAGCTCCGTTCACATTGAGACGCTGCTGCGTGGCATGCCCGACGAGCACCGCGCGCAGGTACAGGGCCAGATGTGGATCACTGGCCGCCAGTGGTGCGATTTCGTCTCCTTCGATCCCCTAATGCCTGAGCCGCTGCAACTGCACATTCAGCGGATCAACCGTGACCCTGGCTTCATTGCCGACCTGGAAGCCAAGGTTACGTTTTTCCTGCAGCAGGTCGGCACTCAAGTCGAGGCGCTGCGGCGTCTCGCGGAGCAAAGAAAATGAGCACTGAGAAGCCCAAGCGGCCCTACGTCCGCACCGTCAAGGTTTACGTCGTAAGCCACCCCGACCACATGGACCGCCTGATCCGCGCCATCTCCGGTCCAGAGGCGATCCGCTACGCATCGTCGGGCTACGAGGCCAAGCTCGCCACGCAGGACGACATCATCGCCCTGATGGGCGGCGGCACGCCCGTCGAGACGACTGTGGCTGCGTCCCGCGTTCCCGGCGTCGACGACGACGGCATGCCCGCCGGCCTGACTGACTGAACCCACGGGGCGGGAAACCGCCCCATTTTGGAGAGCGCCAATGTCAAACGCATACGCGCCGGTGTTCATGGCTGAAGCCTATGATTTGCTGGTTAAAAGCCTGAAGGATCAACTTGTTGAGGAGAAAAACGAAGAGTGCAAAAAATCAGATATAGAAATGTCCAAACGAGTTGAGATAGAGGAGTTAATTTTTGAATTTGTTTTAAGGCACTGCGGCCGTGCCAAGCTAATTGAGCTTGGCGAGCAAATTGATGAAATGCTTGAAAAGGAATACGGCCGCAGCCAAGGTTATGAAGAGCATGTTGAAACCGTTCAACTACCACAGGAGTAACACCCATGACCCGCAAAAAAGAACCGCCCCCTTCGCTGGAAACCTCTGCCGCAGAGTTCTTCCACCCCAACAACATGCGCTTCGGTGCTGCTCGCATCCTGTGGGCGCAAGCCTGCACGCTGCGCAACGGCATGGCGCTGCCGGAAGTTCCTTTTTTTCCT